CTCCGCTGGAGTTCTGGCTCGCGTAGTCATCGGTCTTGTGATTTCGTTTCATCGAGAGTTCGAAGTTCTCGATTTTCACGATATCACCCGACGCCAGCGCGTCTGCCTGGTCGCCGATCCTGAACCGAAGGTGCTTGAACAGTACGCGGGACATGACTCCGAATGCGTCGCTGGAGAATGCGGTCGCGGTGTGGATGCATTTCCGGCAGACGTGTTCGAGTTCCATCAGAACAAGGCCATCGTTCTGCGGACCTCGGAGCGTGATGGCGTTGAGCTTCGAGGCGCCGAACCGCCAGCGTTCGGCCTGCTTTTCGAGCTCGATCCAGTAGTAGTAGGGGACGGTGTCATCGCTCACGAGATACGGGCTTGCTGCGTCGCCGAACCAGTATTTCCAGAAGGGCGCGAAGTTCACATAGTCCAGCTCGTGAACCGTGCTTCCCTTGACCTCGACGTTCCCCTGGTCGGACGGCTCAGCCCCACCGCTGCCGAGGAGCGCCTTCCGCTCGATTCGTTTGTACTCCTCCGTGAGGGTTTCGCTCACGAAATGCATCGAGTCGCCGGCCCCGCCCGGGTGTGCCGTTTCCCACGTCGCGACATCGTAGATCGACATTTTGGACAGATGCCCTACACTATCAGCCATTTCCTTACCTCCTAGCTCACATCGTAATCGTATTCGATCTCTCCGTCGTAGCGCACAGCGCCGAACGGCGGGAACACACCGGGCACAATACCAAGCTCGACGAGTGCCGTCGGGCCAGGATCGAAACCAGTAACCTTGATCTGGACCGCGAGAGAGAGAAACGTCGAATTGCTCATGAGATCTTCGAGCGCCTCCTCGATCTCGTCCCCGCAGTCCATCTTCACGAGCTCGAGATTTTCGTGGGCCTCAACGAACCCGATCACCGCGAATCGTAGCCTGCGTCTCTTCTCCACGTTTGTGAGGTAATCCGTCGGGCTTGTGAGGCCGAAAACGTAGGCGGCGGGATACTGCGCGCTCGACGGGAACGGCCATTGCGGCATCTGGCCTTGGACGCTCAGGAAGTAGGCTTTGTGCCGGATCGCGTCGATCGCCATGCTGAGAAGTTTCCTACTCAATCCCTTTGTCATCGGCTCTTCTCCGCTCGACGTTTCATTTCGGCCTGTGCTTTCGCACGGATGTCCTGAAACAATCCGGCAAGTTCCCGCGACATCTGCTCGACGCTCGCCGCATCTCCGAAACCGAAAAACGGATAGTAGCCCGTATGCTGCCCATGTGCCTTCGCGGCTGAAAGACGACTCGCGAAAAAGAGTACCGCGCGGGTGGGCGACTGCACGACCCAGTCGATATCGCTCAGCATTTGATTCGAGACGGAGAGCTGGACCTTCGCGCCGAATCCCTGAGCCGTCTTATATGCCGCATAAGACGGGTACTTCGCGCTTTTCCCGCTCTTCGTGATCTCGCCACCAGAGGGCGTCGGATATCCCGGCGGTCGCTTCTCGACCGGGGCGTAGTAAGGTGCGGTGCGGTACGCTTCAAACGCCGATCCGGTCTCGCTCTTCCCCGCGAGCGTCCGTTGCGCGATTAGCATCTTGCCCTTTGACGCGAGCGCGCCCATCACCTTTGTGGAGGGAAGCCCGGCCTTCACTGCATCGAGCAGGCTCGTCGCGGTATCTGTCATTGTCGTTCGGATCTGCATCATGCACCTGGCACGATCTTCACACCCGTCCGCACGTTGAACTTCTCGGCGCTGTCGATCGCCCCACTTTCGTCGATGTCGAAATTCAGATCGCTTTTTGCCTGCGGCCATTCCTTGTCGAAGAGCTGGAGATAGTGTGCCGCCTTCCCCGCGAAGTAATCGCTCGGGTGTTGCATACGGTCGTTCGCGATCAGATAGAGCGTGTAGTAGACCGCAACGGTGTTGAGCGCTTCCGGGTTAGCGATCAAGTTCAAGATCTCTGTTTCAGTCGCGGTCTTCTGTTCATCGTGGAGCCCGCGGCGGAGCATTTCGCCGATGCGCTTTTTCGCGAGATCCCGCCACCGTTGCGCACCGCCCCGAGGCTGGCACCAGTTAAGCGCCTTCTCCTCCTGCTCCGCCAGATCGCGATCGATACAGAGGTTGATTTCGGCCCAGTTCGTGATTGCCACGATCACACCTTCTCATGGGGCAGCGGCCCATCTTTGCCGCCGACCGGCTTGCCCTTCGTCTTCTCCGGCTCTTTCGTCGCCTCCGGTTCCGGCTCCGGTGGGGCGAAGCTCTTGGGGTCGCTGCGGATCTTTTCGAGCAACGCCTCCGCTTCCTCCTGCGGAATCCGCTCGATCTTCCCGCCTTTCGCGCTGAAGAAATCGAGCAACGGCTCGAAGAGCGGGAGCTTTGTCTGCTCCGTCACCAGCCAGCCGCCCGCTTTCTCGTCGAACCGAACCCACTCGCAGCGGTGGTACGAGAATCCGAGCATGCAGAGCACGCCCGTCCCGTAGGCGAAATCAGCCGCGTGATCCGGCCCTGTGAATAGAGACGGCAGCGTGATCTTGTACGCCTGCCGCCCGTATTCGGGGCTGTGGAGACCCGGCGGCGTAGCTGTTGCCGGCTTCGGCGCTTCTACCGTCGGCCCTGGCGACGTCTTCTGTTCTTTGTTCTTGGGCATGTTCGTTCCTTTCCGTTTTGAGGCGACAGGGGAACCGGACGGCCCGGCTCATATCCGGCCCCCCATCGCTGTTGCCGCTATGGCGGCACCTCTGAACTACTGCGCGCGCTTCGTGTACCAGGCATCGAGCACGCCTGCCGTGAGAGCAGCGGTTGCGATCGCTACTCGCAGTTTCAGATATCGGCGAATGCCGAAGTCCGGAACCGGCAGATAGAGCACGTCGGCAAAGAGCGCGTTGTCGAACGCCGTTGCCGCGATTGCGATCGGTACCGGTGTCAGTGCCGCGTATGTGCCGCCCGACGTATCGCAGTCGAGCAGTGTGAGCGCCACCGTGGCCGACCCGCCTGAGGTCATGCCGGTGATCTTGACCACTACGACCCCGGGATCTTTCTGATCACCGTCTGCGGCTCCGAGGTCCGCGTAGGTTCCATCGTGGTTCGCGACGCTCCAGAATGGTGTCGTGCCAGTTGCCTGGTCGTGCATCATCTGGGCGTAGTCGCGGACCATGAAGTTGTGTCGGAATGCCATTGTCTTCTCCTTTTACTTTCACGCCGTCAGTTCTCCATCACCTCGATGGAAAAATGGCCGCGAGTTACACCCCGTTGTTCTCCGTGTCGATGATCGCGTCGTCGGCGACTATAGGAACATCGCCCCACGTCGAGACCGCTTTCCCGAGGGCGTTCATCGTGAGGCCGAGCGCCACGCCCGCGGTCTTGGCCGATGTTTTGAGCTGGCGCCGAGACCGTTTGCTCATGACGATCACCGTAGGCTCTCCTACGATTCTGTCGATGGCCTCATCGAGCAGATCGCACGTCAGCGGTTTCGCTGTGTCCAGGTTCTTGATCCGGGACACGGACATCCCGTGCATGATCGCGACACCCGGCGCCCAGCCGACTCGCGTCCGGTAGACTGGAGCACTCGAGATTTCCCCGAGATCGGTTGCTTCGATGTCATGAGACTGAATCCCCTGACAGTACGGATCGCCGAACTTGATCACGAACACGCTCGACCCCACGGTCGAGCTCGTCCCCGTTGCGTCCACGGTCTGCGCAGCGGAGAGTCGCGTGATCATCCCGTCGAAACCGTCCGTGTTCTCGTAGGGGCTCCCGACTGCCCGCGCGCCGCAGTTCCCGTAGAAGAAGTACTGCACGTAGGTGAGGGACATCGCCGTCAGGAACAACTGATCGCGGGCCGTCCGTTGGCTTATCCCATACGCCTTGACGAGTTCGATGTCCGTGTCGCTCTCGCCGCCCAGGATCTTGAGCGGTTCGACCTGGCGGTTTGTGATTCCTGCTGACGCCGTCCATGCGGCATTGAGTTTGCGGAACGTGACGCCGGGGAGCGCCGTATTCTGCGAATACGAATACGCAAGCCCAGCGATCGTGTTCCATTGGACGTACTGAAGAAATGGCCGCACCGTGTAGATCGTCTCGATGATCCCTGCGCGGAACGGGTCCTTCACCGTCTTTGCGAATTCAGGAAGTGTGTATCCCATTTTAACCTCGCGTTCTCAACCGCTCACTTCCCGCTGCTCGGAGTCGTCATCGGTTTGTAGCCCTTCTCCATTTTCTGCGGCCCCGTGAGGTTCGAGAGATCGCCATCGCCCTGTTGTGTTTTCCCGGTAGGTGAGGGCCTTGGTGCGCTCGGCGGCTTTGGCTCGCCGCCGCCATCTGCCTCGACACCCGGCGCGCCCGGGACGCCGAGCTTCTGCCAGGTCCCGATTGTCTTCATGTTCTCGATCACCTGGGCGTCAGAGAGGGTCTCTTTCTCGTTCTTCGGCCAATGGAGATGCGCTTGGAGATTCTCCGGTATCTTCTCGGAGATCTCTTTCCACTCCGATCGTTTTCCTTCGAGCAAGCTACTGTGGAGCGGTTCGATGTCTTTGAGTTTTGTCCGGAGGAGTTCGTTTTCTTTCTTGAGCGGCGATTCTCCCGCCTCCATCGCGGACTCGAGTTCCGTCACGCGCGTCTCTGCGGTGTGAGCTCGTTTCCGCAATTTTGCGAGATCGCTTGCCCGTTCTTTCCAAACATCCTCCTTCACTGCGATTTCACCTTCACCGAGTCCACTGTCGGTGCTGTCGAATGCTTGCTCGTTGATCGCCGCCGTCACGTCTGCGAGGGCTGTGCCTTCGAGCTTTACACCGGCGTCCTTCAAAATCTGAAGAACGACATCCGTCGGTTTCGATTTCGCTGGCATGTCTTGCCTTCCTTCCTCGCGCTATCTGCGCGTAATCCCCGGGCCTACTTTCTAGAACATTCCCACCACGTTCGAAACCTTATGAGCGACGAACAGTCCTTTGATGTAACCCGCATCGAAAACGTGTGTACCTGCGCCTGCGATCAAGATTTTGATCTTGGTCGCGAGCACGATGAGGCTCTTGTATTCGCCGATGTTTCCATGAGCCGCCATGCTGATCACTCCCGTGGCTCCACTGGTGAAGACGCTCGGGTTATCAGCGCCGGCCGAGTCGTCGTGTTTTTGGTAGACAAGAAGCTCCTGATTTGCCGTTGTGCTTGGGAGCGTTCCGAACAATCCATATGCCCTCGCATCGATTTTGACCTGTGCGTCGTTGCCCGTTGCGCTCAAACTGTCTCCCGCGAGAGACCATTCGACGATTTTCGGTCCGGTCCCAACCGGGAGATCGAAAACCACGGTATCTCCGTCCAATAGACCACCCAAAAACCTGACGTAGTAGACGCCGTCCGATTTCATCTCAAATGTGGTTGGGGCTACTTCTGACATGGCTAGTCTCCTTCCTACTGCTTGATCTCTTCACTCACAGCTTCTGCGGTTTCACTATCGTCCTGGATCGCATCCGCCGTTTCCTTGTCGATCGGCTCCCAGTCGTGCCGACAATTCCAGCCGCCCCGGTCGATCAGCACATTGCCCGTTTGCCCGTTGTCCATGTCATTGATCTCATCGAGCGTGTAAACATTGCCCACATGCTCAAGGCAGAAGTCGCGCGTCTTCTCGTCCACCGGCCCCACGTAAACACGGTATTCGAAATCCTTCGCCTTCTCCGCTTTCCACGCAGCGACGTCTCGATGATGCGCGGTCCGTGCGTAGGTCCCCGCGTGCCACTCATAAAGTCCGGTTGTTTCGCCCCACGGATATTCGCCCGTGATCACGCCCTTGAGTTCTTCGAGCAATCCCCCAGGCGATCGCCCTCCGAGCACGTTCCAGAGCACGGTCTCGTCGAGCTTCCGGATCGCTTCCTCTTTCAGGAAATCGAAATAGGCGTAGTCGCGTTTCTTCATGAACGCGATCCACTCCGTCGGGATTCGCGTCATGTCTCCTGGAACTCGCGGTAGGCCAGCGGAGAGCGTCCGTTCGGCCATTTCGCTCATGCGGTCGTAGCCTTTCACGTATTGCGCGGCCGCCTTGTCAAATCCAGCCTCCCGTGCCGCCTGTTCGATCGAGGCCCAGGTCTCCGTGTACCACTGGAGCTTCTGCGTGTAATCCCACTCGGGGCGGAACTGCGACTCCGCGAGGATCTCCGCCGTCCGCCGGTAGATGTAGCTCTGCCCGCGACGCATCGCCTTGAGAAAGTTATCCGTCTCAGCCTCAGCCCACGCATCGAGCGCCATGTGGGCCTTCCGCAAGTCCCGGATGGTTGCGAGGACTTCGCGTTTCTGCACAACGCCGACGGTTTCTGCGAGAGCTGGTGACATGGACTACTTTCTCCCGTATCGAATAACCGCCCCGAACAACGCGGTCACGATGAAAAGCAACACGAAGAAGAGCCCCACGGCGATCAAGATGTCGAGCAGAATGCCGATCATTTCATTCCTCTCCCGTGAGCTCGGGCGGGAGACTACCGTTCCCGAACTGCTCACGAAGCGCTTGCGCTGGACCAGCCCGCTTTATCTCCGCGTTGTGCTTCGCGATCTTCAGCGCCTTCTCCAATGCCGCCTCTTCGTCCAGCCCCTCCTCTTCCATGAAGTAGTCAACCGGGCTCGAAAGCCCCGCTGCGAATTCAGCCGCAAGTCGTTCCGCCTTCTCCTTCGGCGACTCGGGGAACTTCGTCTTCGGGAATGTGACCTTGAGGCTCAATTCCTCGTCGATCGGTTTCGCTCCCCATTGTTTCGCCCACGTGTTGTAAACGACACGGCTTTTCTCGAACGCATCCGCTTCTATCGCGGCCCACATATCGATTTCGTCTTCGCGGCCCTCCAGGAGCTCGAGGTTATCGAGATACTTCGCGTAGCCGCTCATGCGCTTCTCTTCGAGGGACCATGCGGACGCCGGGAGCCCGTATGTGGCGCCGATCTCCTTCACGAGCCAGTCGACGAAGTCCATGACTTCTTTGATGTCCGGATCGGGCGAGACAAAGCGCACGTCAGGCGCTATATCATCTTTCGTGACGTTGTCCACCGCGATCGGATCGCGAGGGCCAAGCGTGATCACGTTCCCGGATTTCATCCCGCAGTTTATGAGCAACGGAATTCCGCGCGTCTGAATAAGTCCTGTCTCGTAGAGGTTCGCAAGCTGGAGATTCGCGAACTCCATCGCTGAGACCATGTCGGCGCCGAAATTCCCCCAGTAGTCGTCTTGCTCGATCTTGCGGAGCGTAACGATCGGGATCACCGGGGCGCCCTCTCCGTCGCGATATGGATTGCTCCCGTCCGGCATCGTCATCCCAACGAATACCTTGTCCTGGCGAATGAGGTAGTGCTCGTCTTCCGTCCAATAGACCCAGCCGGTGAATTTCTTGAGCGTCTCACTATCCGGATCGACTGCGGCCCAGTAGTGGGCGAACTTGGAGAAGTCCAGATAGTTGTCGGGGTCCTGGAGCACCGTGACTTTCGGGCGAAGCCTGATGTCCCAGTCGATTCCCTTGCCGCGGGGGACAACCTCGAAATGCACGGTGTTCAAAAGCGTGCCGTAGCGGTCCAAGTCCTTGAGCTTCGAGTTGGGGTCGAACTGTTCGTAGAGGCGCTTGAGCTGGTCGTACATGTCCGTCTTCGACCGCGGAATCACTTCGCCCTCGGCGTCCAACAACTCGCGCTCCGGTGGCTCGCGGTACGCCTGAGAGAGCCGCTTTATCGTTCGCGGCACGCCGTTGATCACAGGGAAGTGCCATTGCTCGCGAACCTCGTTGGCGAAGGTCTTCACGGCCAGGTCCTGCATGTACTTCTTGATCTCGTCCTTGTCGCGGTTGTACCAGTCGAGCAGCCGTTGCGCGTAGTCGCGATCTGCCTTGTCGCTCGCCTCCAGCGTATCAAGCCACGTTCTCGCGATCACCTTCTGCGCGTTCTCGTAGTCCGTCGTGAAAATCCGTTTTACTATCTCGCCAACTGGCATCTCATTCACCGTTATGCTGCTCTTCGGGCCGACCTTGATGGACGTGCATCTTCCGCACCGGGAAGTCTCGATCGATCTTGTAACTCACCGCGTCTGTGTGATGCGAGTGGCCGACGATAGCGCCCCCGGAGCGTGTGGTCGTCTTGTCGATCTGCCGCGTGCCGGGAATGTATCCCGTCTTCTCGAAATCCTTGACCGTCTCTTTGCAGTGCGCGAGCACGTAGAAGCGAATCTCTCCCGCCGCGTTTCGCAGTCGTCCGTTCATCGAGTTGGCCCTGTCCGTCACGAGTGGATTCGAGCGACCAACACGGATCGAGACGTTGGGGACTTTCTTCTCCTCCAACGCTTGAACGATGACCTCGTAGTCCGTGCGGCTGGCGGAGGTGTGCCGAGCTCGCCCCGTTGCATCCCCATAGATCCTCACTCCGCCCTTGTGCGCACCGTAGCGCCGCAAGAATTCCTCGATCGCCGTGCTGGTGTTCGCGTCGTCCAGATGTATCTCGTCCAGGCAGTAGGTGACGCGATCGCCGTTGTAGACGTAGTCTTGACAGACGTTCCAGCAGAGAGGCGAAACGTTGAAATCCACGCAGAGGTCGAGGGGCAGCCGTGGATCGAGCAGCTTCATCATCGACGTCGCGATCACGTGATACTGCCGGAGGAAAGCGAAGTAGACTTGGCCGCGGTAGATGTCGATGAACTCTCCCCCGAGCTCCTGCTTTGCCATCTTTTCGTCGTATAAGTGCGAGAGCCGCGTGTAGTAGCTCGGGTCCAGCATCACGTTCTCTACCGTGCGCCCGTGGTAGAGCATCACGTGATTCGTCTCGGCTTCTTCGACCAGGATGTCGTATCCCCAGTTCATCCCGTTCGGAGTTCCGGTGAAGAGCAGACAAGGCTCTTTCGCTTCGAGCGTGTTCGCGTCGCCCTTCCGTCCGCGGATGCGTGCCATGATCACGTCGAACGCCGCGCGAGCTGGCATCTGCAAGCCCTCGTCGATCCACGCCGCACCCAACTCCGTGCCGCGGAGGTGTTCCGGGTCGTCCATCGAGCGGAAGAGAACCTCCGTGTCGCCGAAGATCGTGATCGAGTTCTTGCTTGCGTGGTAGCGGAAGGAGAGCCCCTTGTCTGCAATCACGTCCAGGAATCGATGCTTCGCGCAGGAAGGGTCTTCGAGCATGCGGTACGTAGGCGCGAAAATCCCGAAGGGCAGCCCGCGGTTCCGCCACGCGATCTCGCCAGCTTTTTGCGCGCCGCAGAATGTCTTCCCCGAACCCACGCCCGCGATGAAGGCGATGATAAAGCCCTCGCGGCCTTCGGCCTTGAGGCTCGACGGGGTGTCGAAGATGAAGTCGCGCTGATACCGCAGCGGCCAGAACTTTCGCGTGATCTCCCAGGCTGACTCGTCGCGATCGGAGGGAATCCCCTGAAGCTCGGCCGCAAGGGCCTGATGCTGCTCTGTCGCGCGCAGAATAATCCCGGCAGGTTCTGCTGGCGTTCGCCACCGCAGCGGACTGTCGCCGGTCGTCATCGCTTCGTACTCGGCCTCCGCCGACCGGACGAGTTTCTCGATTCGTTTCGCCCCATCGGTCAAAGCGCTGACGTAGACACGCCGGCGCTCGATGACCTCCGCGCCGTTCGTCGTGTTCTCGAGCACATCCGATGGCCCGGCGGGTTGTAGCACGGCTGCGCGCAGCGCCTCCGCCGCAAGCCCATCTTTCTCTTTCAGTTTGAGATTTCGGCGAGCTGTGCAGTAGGGGATCCCACGATCTTTCGCAAACTCGATGATTCGCTTGTGAGGCGACGTCAACCAGTCTGCCTGGATCTTTTCCCAGTCGTAGGGTGGGCGATACTTTCGACGGGCCTTGCATTGTCTCGGCATCAGGTCAGGACCGTAAGAGGTTTCCTGGCGAATTCAAGCCGGGCCGAGACCGCCCTGAGGACTCGGGGCGTGTGGAGATTGCGTACACGTCTCCCGTCGTGTCAAGAGAATTATAATTCCGTTCGTTTCAGACAGCAAGGTCAGTTTTTTTTCAGGCCCGGCGGGAAGGGAACGACTCCCCTCGCTTGTTCCGGTGTGAGGATACGTTTCACTGGGCGCAGAACGGCTTGGGTCCCTGCGAGAAGCTGTTGGAGCTTTCCGGTTTCCGCGAGCTGCACGATTAGTTGGTTGAGCTGGAAGAGACACGGGGCGCAGAAGCAGATATTGCGAGTCCAGGTGCTCTCTGTGCCGTCGGGATCGCGTCGGGGGATGACAGCCTCGGCGTTAACCGCATTGAGTTTCGCCTTCTCTGGATTCCGTTGGCAGACAAGGCATTTGGGTTTCTCGCGTTTGAGCTTCATGGTTCCTCCACGGGTTCTTGGTCGAGTACGGCCTCGAGATCGTCGCATCGTTGATGGGGGAGTAGGGGCTCGCTTTCGTCGAGCGGGGCTGGCGAGCGGTATCGGCTTGGCTTGGTTCCGTTGGCTCCGATCCTGGAGTATGCCCAGGAGAACTCGCGCACATTTGGGCGGACGGACCCTGCTTTGCTGCGTGACTGCTGATCCCACCATGTCTGCCCAGTTCCGTCCTTGCCGAAGAAGGCTTTGATCTGGGAGGCGATCTCGGGCGGGCCGAATCCCTGATCGAGGAGGAGGTCCATCGATTCCGGGTCTTCGTTTTGGGCACGGTAAGGGACGCCGTACTGCCGCTCGTATGCTTCGGCGAAAACAGCGACCAGGTCGGGCCCGTCGGAGGGGGGCCTTCCGCTGGCGATGATAGCTCGGATTTCTGCGATCGAGAGAGGGGGTTGTTGCGCACGTGCGTGCTCACGTGCGTCTCTATTCTTGTTCTTATATCTTGTTCTTGGTCTTGTGTCACCACCCTGGTCACCACCCTGGTCACCACCCTGGTCACCACCCTG